TCCATTGTTTTCCTTTGCTCAAGACGTTGTCAAAGACACGGTGTACATCCAAAAGCAAGGAAGTATTTACTACATTATTCAGCAAACTACTTTTTCTGATTCAACCGTGACAGGCTCAAAGCAAATATTGGGCGATTCTGCAACTGCCATTCAAAGCCTTGTTACCGATGCCGAAAGGCAAAGCAACACATTAGCCATTCATGCAAAGCCTATTATTACAAAGGGTAAAGCCGTGCAAAGGATTAATTATTACAATGATTTGCACGTTCAAATAAGTGGCAAGCCTGTCTATTTTACAACGGCTCAAAGGGACACGGCAAAGTTTCTTGGAGACTGGAGGCTAAATTTTAACGGTGAAATTATTGATGGGGTAATTGAGTTAAACAACAACAAGCGTTTAATTTTTAATCCTGACAACGGCAAGGTGTATTCCATTTCAACCAACTTACTTTTATCTACATTTACTAATCAAGTTTCCTTTGCCTTTAACGGTGTTAAATACGACTTGTATAAATATGCTGATGGCAAATTTGCAACGGTTGATGGAGATGTAAGGTTAATAAAACTTGAATAATGAAAGCAACCTTAATCAACCTTTTGCACCTTGGATGGGAAAAGATAACGTATGCCATTTGTTGCGGATGGATATTTTCGTTTTTCATTCCTATTAAGGGATTCTTAATATTTACGGTTTTCGTTGTTTTTGCGGACATGGCAACTGGAATCATTGCGGCAAAGAAGGAAGGGGAAAAGATAAATAGTCGTGGTCTTTATCGTACCATAGAAAAAATAGTAGTGTATTTTTGTGCTATCCTTATTTTCGAAGGTGCAAGAAATACTTTTAGCCTTCCATTCAATATTACTTACATGGCAGCGTTTTTAATTGCAACGGTGGAATTATATTCAATTTCAGAAAATATAAAACGTATCACTGGTGTAAATCTTGGCGTTTTAATCACACGTTTTTTTAATCGGTAAAACAAAATAATTATGCAGACTAATTTAAAAGAGGTTTTAAAAAGCGCAGACACAATCAAAAGTCCCATAGGTGACATTGCTTGTTACTCAATGAACTTTGCGGAGCTAGCAGGAGAGGTGAACATTTTTATGGAAGGTAATAAAGTCAAGTTCACATGGAGGCAATACATCCAACTTGCTCAAATCATTTGGGACAAGATTAAAGAAACAAGCCGCGAATGTGCTGGGAAAGAGATTATAGTGACCGTACCTCCTAAATTTTCTTTGATTTCCGCAGCTTTTTCGTTAATCGGATTTAAGTTATAGGCGCAGAGAATCGCTACCTTAGTGCCAAGGGGATAGGATTAATTTCTTATCCCCTTAAAAATATAAAATATGAAAGCAAATGAATTTTTAATATGCCTTGATGCCGGGCATGGTGGCATGAGGAATGGAACGGGCCCAGAGAAATATGTTACTTATCCATCAAAGTGCTATCAACATCGCACAGGCAAGTTTCATTCCTATGGATGGTTTTTTGAGGGAGTGTTTAATCGCTCATTAGCTAACTATTTAGAGCAGTACCTTCTTGACTATGGCTTTAAAGTTAAAAAGATATACGAGCCTATCAATGACACAACATTGAATAAACGCTGCCAACTTGCCAACTCCTACGCATCTGTAGCTAAACACTCTGTACTTGTTTCTATTCATGGCAATGCAGCCGCAGCAACAACTGCCAGAGGATGGGAGATATTTACATCACCAGGAGAAACAAAAGCGGATCTGCTTGCGACTTGCATCGGGGAGCAGGTGAAAACTGCTACACCAGGCTGGGTGCATAGAGCTGATTATTTAGATGGAGATTTGGATAGGGAGGCAAGGTTTACCATGCTTACCAATGTGTCAATGCCTGCGGTGTTGTCGGAGAATGGATTCTTTACCAATTATTCTGATGCAGGATTAATGATTGATTTGTCTTGGCAGCAGAGTATTGCTAAAGCGCACGCAAAGGGCATCTTAGACTACGCTGTGCAGCAAGGTGTAGTGTGGGAATAAAAAAGGCGCAAGTATCTCTCTTGCGCCTCTTAAACACCTTAAACATCAACAAACACTAATTAACAACTATATCCTGCAATAACTTATTTAACATTCTAACCGCAGCTTCTTTGACATCCTCTTTCTCGTTGTTTATTTTAACTACCTGCCAAAGCAAAGATACCATTCTTTCCGGATTCATATACTGGTAAAATTGTTTGTTTCTTTCATCTTTCGAATTATAAAAAGATACAAGTGTTGATGCGGAGGATACAACATTATTTGTCTTAATTCCTTTTGGATACTTTGCTATCATAGCATCACAAAGTGCTATTTGCTTTTTGTCCAGTCCATAAGTTTTAACAGCCATGTGTACCTATTTTTAATAGTGAAAGTTTAGTTTTCTCTTGTTTCATGCGTTGTTCAATAATGCCCATAAACCATTTATCTTGCCTATTTTTATCCTTAATCGATTCAGCTATATAAATCTTTTCAAGATTGTTAAGACGTTTTCTAATAACTTTTTCCTGTATCATTTGAAATATGCTTTTGATATTAACGCTAATTGAAATGCATCAATTTCATCTTGTGATAATTTTTTGTTTCCTGTTACTTCAAGCTTCATTCCTTTAATTACGGACATGGCATAATCTAATGTCCATTTGCTTCCTTTATCTTGTGGTGATATTCCTTTTACAGTATGTCCATACAACTCCAACCAATCTATTGTAAATCTACTGGCTCCTTGATTCATGCCGACATTGCGGCTGATCTTTGTTCTTGCCCTTCCATCGACATATTTTCTAAAAGTAATATTTTGCAAAGAAGAATCTTCGACTACTACTTTTATATCTGTTGCCCAGGTCAATGCGTCCTTTGCCCAGTCGGCAAGTTTCTTGTACTTTCCAAAATAAACTTTATCCTCATCAATAATACAAACGGCAAATCCGTTAAGCCTCATAGATGGGTCAATGCCTACGAATTTTGCCATAATTTATTTTTTTATTTAAAAAGTTACGTTTAACATATTTGCTCACAAATTTTAGTAAATCGTAATAGTCATAGTATTTATTTTTATACTTCCATAAACCTGCTACTGGATAGTATTCAAAGTTCTGTGTGCCGTAAGTCATGAACATGGTATTATCATAGGTAGTCCTTGAATATCCATCCCAAAGGTTTATTCCGGATAACATATCATAAGTTATTGTATCAACAGTATAAGAGTCATCTGCCTCACTGTAATAACATCTTTCTAATTGTTTATTTCCTATCTTTTCAAGGCTCATAGTGTTATAAGCAAAGAAATGATTGTTCTGTGCTGGTAAGTAGGCAACTGTTAGTATAAAACAAACAGCCATAGTAAACTTAATCGGCTGTGTAGTGCTGATGTTTGTTTTTGTAGTCTCCCTCACTACTCTCCTCCTTGTCTTTGGCTCTTTCACTCCTATGCCGTATGCCTCTATGCCTTTCTCGATAAATTGTATTTCAAGAACATAGCCAAAGCAGATAATAGCACCAATGAAGAAAAACATAGCCCAAAATTCTGCGCCAGTGCTTTGCCCTTGAATGCTAAACCACAATTCTAACAATGCTATCACCGTAGCAATGGCAGCAACACGCGGAGGATATTTACTACGCTTGTCAGATGGATTAAGGAAATCAATAAACACAACGGCAAATCTGCCAAACTGGAGCATTAGAGAGGCAGGAATCGAAAGCAGTAATGGAAGGGGAAGGAAGTACACATTGAGAGCTGCGGTAATAAGGTATGTTAGAATTATACCTGTAAAAATAATCTTTGGCATTGAGGAGGTAATGTCCTGGAATAGCCATTCAAAGTTCTGATTGTTAAAATTCTTTTTCATGTTTGTGATGTTTTAATAATTAATGATAAGCAAATATACAAAGTATATTTATATATAATAATAAAATAAAAAAAAAGTGGGAAATAAAATTACTTCCCACCGAAAACCACTAATCACTCCTTTCGGAAAAGTTCTTCTCTGCGCTTGTGTATCTCATCTGCTGGCACAATGGTTAACTCTTTTGCACTTGTTTCAATGCGTAATTCTTTAAATCTTTCTATTGCCTCTGCCACATCATTAGCAGCTACACTAACAATTCCTTCTCTGTACTTTATTATAAAGCGCTTTGTTATAACTTCCATTAGTACCATTTTTTTAAAGTGTCAATAATAAAATAAATGGCATAAGATAAAGTCAAGATACCTCCAATCAATACAATGATGAGCGCAATCTCTTTGCCTAATTTCTGTTTTTCTTGTTCTGTTAGCATAATTATCTGTTTAAATAGTTTTTACTTGCTACCGGATCTTTGCCCTGGTCTTTATACTTGGCATCTGCCTTGCTGGCATAGTCGGTATAAGGCATTTCAGAAATATCATGGTAGCAGATTTGGGCAATCTTCATGTAAGGATATATTTTGACTGGCTGTACACAAACAAGCTCCAGCGTCCAGTGTCCTTTAAAGTTCACATCTCCAAAACCTGCCGTTACATGGACAAATAATCCTAATCTTCCAAGGCTTGATTTCCCTTGTATAATTGGTACATGGCGCAAGGTCTCCGTATATTCTACTGTTGAGGCAAGGTATAAAACATTTGGTCTTAAAATCATTCCTTCTTCTGGAATAATAAAAGGTGCATAAGCATTCTTTTTCCTTGTGTCAAGAATAGTATCTGTGTACATTAGCAAAGTGTTGCTTAGTGTTAAATCTACACTATTAGTGCCAATGTTTGCCTCTATCAGTGGCTCGATAACGATGTTACAAGCTGCGATTTCGTCAATGATTGTTTTGTCTGTTAAAATCATTTTTCTTCTTTTTTATAAGTTTCGTTGTAATATTTTTCTGGCTCATGCTTTAATGCCCATCCATGATATAAATTTCCTTCTTTAAAAGCCTCCGTTATCTGCTCCTTTTCCATTTGTATCGCTTTCATAAATACTTCAAGTCCACGATTTTTATTAATATATTGCTCAATTACCCATTCAACTGCCGTTTGCTTGCTCATTTCTTTAAATCATTTAATTCTGGGTGAGTAAAATGAAATTCAGTTAACATTGCAGCATTTGCCATTAAGTGCGCTGAATGCAAAAGCCCACTTTCAGCGTCAATCATTTCACCAAGTCGCATGGCTTCCAGGTGACGCATAGCGGAGGCAATGACAACGGAGAAGGGAAAGCCTTTCTCCCAATTACCGGCCGGATACTTTTCTAAACCTTGTGTCCACACTTTGGCATACTCACGTTGCGCAATGGCTGGGCAAAGGTCGTAGCGTAGTTTGTTTTCATTGTGTCGCATAGCTTCTTTCATAGGTGAAATGCTTCTAAAGATAATATAAATTTATTGGTTAGTTTTAATTCATGCAGCATCTCCATGGCTATATATCTTGTTTCTGCCTGGGCATTTGCGTCAATGCGTAGCTTAAACATATTTATGTACGCGTAGAGAGATCCAGTCCAGATAAAGGTAGTATTTAAGTTTAACGGTAAAATAGTACGCGCTTGTTCCTTTGATACTCCAAGTTCTATTAAGGTTTGATACGCTCTTTTAGCATGGTCAATCATTTGCTCCTCTATAAACTTTGCCTTCTCTGCGACATCGGTAAACAACATACCTTCGCTGCCTTGCTTACTTGATTTACTTTGTTTTCTCCATACATTTACCTTAGTGTATGTATCGGAAAAATCAACGTATCTACCAGAGATACTATTGGCAGATAAGCCTACCTGGTGCTTGAACAACTGCCGTTCAACGTAAATAGGGCAAGTTATCCGGTATTGGATTTGCGGATGGCGAAAGGGGGAAGTGTGACCATGTGAGGCAAGGTAATTTATTAGGCTTTTGTTCTCGCCACTGGTGTAATTGGTTGCGTCCTTGCCGTAGCTGACGCGAGCTGCATTAACTACCATTTCATCATTGCCAAATATTTCTAATAATTCTACTTTCATTTGTATCATTTTGTTGACGTCAACGATATGGTTTAACGAAAAAATCCAATTAACCAAATTGGACAATAAAATATCCAAGCCATAAATCTTTCAGTAAGACTTACTGCTAAGTTTTCTTTGCCTATTTCTTTACAGTCGTTTCTCCAAATTAAATAAAATGGTATAAATAAAACGATTTGTAATAATATACAAATTAATAATGTTTTCATTTTAAGAGACATTTAAGAAAGGTTTAAGAAAGGTTTAAGCAACAAAGATATGGTTTAAAAATGCCGTCTTTCCGTGCTGTCAATACTTTACACAATAGCTTTTTGTGTCAATCACTTAGGTATCAGTTTTGTAGCAACGGCAGGATTCGATACCTGCACAGCGCGACCTTCTAATTTAGAGTACTAATGTCGTGCGCTTACGTTCTAAATTATAGCGTCTAACTTCCGCCACCTTGCTATTTTGCCTGTCTATTTCCAGGCTGCCAATTCATCCTCTGACGCGAATAGGTGGAAAGAAATGTCTAATCAGGGGAAAATAACATTTACCTAAACCCGAGGTCTGCAAATATTTTATGTAGTCATGTGACCGACTAATATTCTTTCCTGCCTAAAGCTACTAAGCAAAGTTCTGTAGTTATCACTGGTGATAAGTAACAGTTGCTTTACCGCTCTACATTGCTCAAAGATGGCAGTGGCTTTGGGATACTTGCCTTTCACATAGTAATCTGTCAAAGTAGAAGAGTGCTTTATTCTTTTATACTCCTCCTCTGCCATGTCACGGATGCAAGTCATCATTAGATAAGAATAGATACTTTCGTTCATGCCAGATATAACCGTGTATCGAGAGTAATAAGCGGATAATTGTCTTAAATATTCGTCACATTCATCTAGCATTTCAGCCGATGGGGCTGTGCTAATCCAAGCGTTAACCTCTTCACAAAAAGATTTAATTTCTAACATCTTGCTATTATACTCTTTCATGATAGTTTTTTAAAATTGAAATCCTTCTTTGCCATATTCTATCGTTGTATTTTATACCATTTTCGTATCCTTTTTCAAAAGCTACTTTTAAAGATTGTTCATGCTGCTTTTCTAATTCAATCAAATCTCTTTCAAGTTGATAAAGTTTTTTTATAAGATACTCAATAGATGTTTGTCTTTCTTCTTGCTCTGTCATTTTGCATCTTTTACGGTTAACAATGTAATTGTCTTAGTTTCCTCTGTTGCTACACCGTAAAGTATTTCTTGCTTTTTCTGTGCTGCCAGTTGCTCCTCCCTCTCTTGTAATTCTGGGCTATGAGTATATGACTTTTTCTGATAGGTGCTATAACTTAAAATCTTATTATCAACTTGCACCATATATCTACTATTTTGCAACTGCTGCTCTATTTGCTTTCTATATTTATCCCTTTTTTCTGTTAACCATTTAACACCATTGTCACACTCTATATAATTAAAAATTAAAGGTTCTAAATCCTCATTACAATGCAGCTCATAGGCTTCCGCTATTTCCTCCGCTGCTTTCCTTATCCTTATCTCTGTCTTTGCCAAGTCTTGCATGGTGAAGGTGTGCTGATATGTTTCATGCACATCTGTCCACTCCATGCTTTTGCCTTTTATCCTTGTCTTGTAATAATCAATAAAACAAGTAGGGATAATGCCATATTGCTGAAATATTACATAGCTATAGGCTTGCATTTGTAAACTGTTTTCTAATCTGTCTTGTGTCCAGGCAGCAGTGCCTGTTTTAAAGTCTCGGATAATCTCAAAGTTTTCAGAGGCATTGTCAATGTAGCCAAGAAATTTAAAATCACCAAAATCATACTCCAGTTTATGCTCAACATGAGGATAAATTAATATATCGTTTAGAAAGTTATTAGGAAAATTAAACTCTCTTTTCTCTCCTTTGCAATAGTCCTCAATGTCGGAGGCAAACTGCTTTCCAAATTCCACTATAGGCGAAGGAGCATCCGGTATATTTAGAAAATACCTTTTCATGTAGGCAGATGGATCAGACTCCCAGAGATTTATCTGAGAGATAGAAAGATGTGGTCGTGGTAGTTTAAGCATTTTCTTCTGTTGTGTATGGTGTTTCAATAAATTTCTTTACTTCATATTTTACATAATCTATTGCTTCCTCTATCTCTTTTTCATTATTATATTTATTAGTGTCTATTTTATTCTTTATATGCGTAATAGTATTTACCAATAAAGCTAATCTTGTACTTCCATTAAATGCCCAAGTTTGTATTTTTTGTTCATCATGGTCATAAAATGAAACATTGAACGGTGTTTTTCTATCTAAAGCCATTTGTTTTGTTTTTAAGTTTTTAAAAAAGAGGCAGCGCAGATACTGCCTCGTATGTAGTCATTCACCTCAATTTCTGAAAAACCTGTATAAAGATAGTGCTTGTCGCTGCCGTTGCACTTTCATGCGGCACTCCACCTTCACTTATCTTGTTATAAATGTCAATGTATGCCTGTGAGTAAATGGCAGACAATTCAAACACTAATGCTGCCAAGTCTGGCTTATCGCTTTGCTCTGCCTGTACTGGCATTGTTTGCGGCTCATCTTCAACTACCTTGTATTTGCCTTTATCATCAATTAGCTGTATGTTCTGCCCAGACTTGTATCGCTCAATAACATCCCCAGGCTTACCGTACACTCTGACTTGGCTTTGATCCTCCAGAGTTACAAGAATGTTTATTGAAGGCCCATACTGACCTTCTCTTGGCGCACCTGCACCATACTTAACGACACCTTTAACGATTTTCATAATAATCTTCTTTTTTGCAGTCTAAAATCTCTTGATTATATCTATCCCACACATCTGTGAGCTGCTCCGCTATCCAAGGCACATCGAGTGCTTCTGTCATGATTTCGTTAAATAACACTTGCTGGGCATCGTCAAGTAATTCGTAGCGGAAGATTTTGTTAATGGCTTTGTCAACATCTTCCTCTGTTGTGCCTTTAATGTGATAGTCATCCATGAGATAGGATGCAAATCTTTTACTAATGTCGTTCATGTTTGTGTTTTAAAAGGTGAACAATTTATTTTGTTTCGTAAATATACAAAGTATATATTTAATATACATAATAATATTTAAATTATTTTCATTTTTTTATCACTTTCCTCCACACAGCCAATTTCTGAGCGATCACTACTGCCCTTTTCATATTGCCCTGTTCTATTTTCTTTGCATGGCTGCGGATGGTCATAAGGTCTAATGACTCTGGTGGCTCTTTGAGTGCAATGGCCTGGGCTTCTTCCCACAATGCCCTTTTCTCTCCTTCCTCGTATGTAATCATGTCAAACTTTAAACACATATCATACCAGTATAAAGGCACATCTTCCCATGTCTTTCCGGTAAACTCTTTTATCATAGTTGGAAATTCTGCATACAACTTCTCTCTTTCTGCCTTTCCCCTTTCCTCCATCTGTACCTGGTGCCGGAGTGCTGCTACTTCATTGTCATGGCTTGCTATTATTTTCCTCCGGTAAGTAATGTACCCATTTAGTATCTTGCCAATGGTGTGCATATTTGCCTTTCCATAAAATTTAACATCTTCATCCAGTTCTAAAGTTTCAGCGGAGAAGAGGCGAAAAGCTATCTCAATCTCATTGGCTGCTATCTGCCCAAAGGTCTTTACTATCTCCTTGGCTATGTTTGCATAAAAGGCAAGGTCTCCATCAATGCCGTACATTGGAAACACGGAGCTGATAACATTTAATGTTTGTTTGTAAGCATCCTTTTGCTCCATGTTAGCAATGCGATTTGATCGGGCAGAGATAATTGCCTGCTCGTCGGAGTTGCGCGGTTGGTACTTTGTTAAATTACTCATTAGTGAATTGTTTTAGTTTGTGATAGGTTCTCTGGTACTCTATATACTTCTGCCTTTCCTCATCGGTCATGGCATGGTACTTAGCACGGAGGCGGTGGTTCTCCCTTTCGCGGATCTTCTTGTAAGTATATTCGTTCATGGTGGCGCGGTAGCGTTTCATGTACTCACGCATATAAGCATTGCGGTCTTGTTTAGTCATAGTTTAAAATTTGCATAGTTTACTAATTCTACTTCAACTTCATGCCAGTACTCGTATGCTTTGTATTTTTTTTGTGACCACTTTTCCGCTTGCATTTGGCTTGC